CTTCAAGAACACGATGAGTTTCTAAAGCGTATGGGTGTTACTGGTAAGAAATCTGAGTATCGCTCAGAGATTCCAAACTATCGTGAAAATAGCCCTAGAATTTCAACTTCAGATACTATATGCAGTAATGGTGCACGTAAAGAAAGCACAAAATATACAGGTGATGAAATTGCTGGTATTGTAGTCACTCATAAATCTAATTTGATGCCAATTCGGAAAGATAATAAACAGGCTGCAGTAGATGCTGCAAGTATGCGCCGATAATGTTTAGTATTGAAAATGAATTTGACCATACAATTATAACCATAGTAGATAATGATAATAAGCAAGAAGATGCTCAAGTTATCATGAGTGACAAATATGTTTATATAAGACAGTATAATGCTAAAAGTGGTAGATATGATGTGATAGTATTATCACCTTTTATGTTTAATGAAATGCTTGCTTCTATGAAATTTACTGATGGTGTTTATGTAACAGAAGATTTATCAATAACAGTGAAGGAATAATATGTTTGGTATAGACCCTCTTATCATTTTAGCATTAAGTATTCTTGGAGTATTTTACTGTTCTTACTCCATTGGGCGTAACAACCGTAAAGAACGTGATGATGAATTAATAGAACAGACTATGTTATATCTATGTCACGAAGGCTATGTAAAACATCGGCGTGATCGTGATGGAGAGATAGAACTAATTAAACTTAACGAAGAATTTTAATAAAAAAAGGTTTACAATGCCTTTTAACTATGATATAAAAGTATTATCATAGAGGAAGAATCGTGTTATGGCTAAAAGAGCAAAGATCAAAAAAGTTTATTCTCGTAGAGTACGTACAGGTATTGCTGCGGCTCCTACTAATAACTTTAACCACTTTAATGATTATCTCCGCTTGGAAGTAGACAAGAAAGAATTGACTCAAGTTATAAAAGATTATATTCGTAAAAATCTAAAGAAAGCAGATGCTCAGCTGGCACTAAAAGCTCCTGAATGGGCCTTTACTGCACTACCATATCTATCTGCAACCATTGCTTGGAAAAATCTAGGTAACCCCTTTCCTTCACAGTGGAAAGGTGAAGAAGTAATTAAAAAAAGAATTGCAGAAATTTTAGAAAAAGGTAGAAAGAAAGCTGAAGTAAAAGAAGAAGAACCTAGTGATATCCCAAAGCGTACTATTGCAGATATTGTAAAAGAACGAACTTCTGATTTTATTGCTGGTATAGAAGAAAAGATAGATGCATTTCCAGAAGTAACTGGATTATCTGTATATGATGAATTAAAAAAAATAGATGCACCTAATAATACCGCAAAGGGTGTTTATGAGTTTTATCTTCCGCAACTCAAAGAGATGCAAGAATTAATTACAAAGAAGCCAGAGGATTTAGTAGAAGCATATAGACATATGACTGCTAGAGAAAAGAAGGCATATATGAAATTCTTAGAAGATATTGTCACCGATGCAGAACGCTATATGGCTTCTAAGAAAGCACAGAGAAAAACAAGAACACCTAAAGTTAAAACTGCAGACAAACAAGTTGCAAGATTAACTTATCTTAAGGAATCAAAGGAGCATAAATTAGTTTCTATTAATCCTACTAATGTTGTTGGTGCTAATAGAATATATTTGTTTAATGTAAAGTCAAGGTTAATTACAGAGTTAGTTTGTAGATTAGCACAAGGCTTTGAAGTGAATGGTACTACTATTAAAGGTATTGATGAAGATATATCACGCAATATCAGATTAAGAAAACCAGAGGAGTTTTTACCGCTGGCTCTTAAAAAGACCCCTAATCAAATTAATAAAGAGTGGGGCAAACTTACTACTAAGTCCGGAAAAGCAAATGGAAGGATTAACAAAGACACTATCATATTAAGGGCACTCGATAGATGACCGAAGAAAAAACAAACTTTATGAACCGTGCTAAGTTTACAAAACTTATCGAAGAACAGGTTCTGTCAAAGAAACTAGGGTACATTGATGCCGTAGTTGAAGCATGTGATATTACTAATATAGATCCAGAGGATGTTAAAAAGTATATATCGCCATTAATCAAAGAGAAGATTGAAGCTGAAGCAATGAAATTAAATTTTTTACCAAGGCAAAATGAGCTTCTTTTTGAATAAATACTCTGTACAACAAAGTCAAAATGTTGTATAATATTACAGTACATACAAAAATATATTTCAGTATAAGGAAAACAAAATATGTCATTCGCAAATCTAAAACGTAATCGTAACGCAATCGATCAACTTGTAAAAGCAGCAGAAGCTACTAATACAACTCAGTCAACTAACAAGTACACTGACGATCGAATTTGGAAACCAACTGTAGATAAATCTAATAATGGTTATGCAGTTATCCGCTTTCTCCCAGCATCTGAAGGATCAGAACTTCCATGGAACCGTTATTGGGATCATGGTTTTAAAGGCCCAACAGGTCGTTGGTACATTGAGCGTTCTCTTACTTCTATTGGACAAAACGATCCAGTAGGCGAATTAAATAGTAAACTATGGAACTCTGGTATTGAATCAGATAAAGAAGTTGCTCGTAAACAAAAACGGCGCTTACATCATGTTTCAAATATTCTAGTTGTTTCAGATCCAGGCAATCCAGCTAATGAAGGTAAGGTATTCTTATTCCAGTACGGAAAGAAAATCTTTGATAAATTAATGGATGCTATGCAACCAGAATTTCAAGATGAAGATCCTATCAATCCATTTGATTTTTGGAGTGGTGCTAACTTTAAATTGAAAATTCGTGATGTAGAAGGGTATCGTAATTATGATAAGTCAGAGTTTGCAGCTCAGACTGAACTATCTTCAGACGATACTTATCTTGAAGAAATTTATAATCAACTTCATGATCTGCGTGAATATACAGATCCGAAGAATTATAAAACATATGATGAACTACAAGCTAAACTTATGGCTGTTCTTGGAGAGCAAGCTTCTGTTGGAGCACCAACAATGAAGCAAGAAGAATCTTTGGGTGAACCACAGCCAGCACCAGCAATGAGAACAGCAGAGCCTGTTCAAATGGAGACCGCAGAGATGTCTTCGGCAACACCTTCAGCAGAAGATGATGACATTATGGCACACTTTGCAAATCTGGTAAATGAAGACTAGATAGGGACCATCCTATCAAACCCATCAGAAGATGATGGAATAGGCGCTTGGTTAAGCACAGTTGTATTATTCTGTGTTGACCGAGCGTCAATTGCATTGTTCTGTTGAACTGCACTAATATTTCTACTATCAATAGTATTTGATAATTGTGTTTGTGCATTATTTAATCTAGCACTTGATTCTTGTTCAGCAGCATTACGACTTTGTATAAGTGCTGCATTTCTTTGATCAATTCTTCTTTGCGCTTCTCTGGCACCAGTTTCAGAAACACCAACCGTGAAGCCTTTTAAAAGTCTAAAGTCTCCACCACCTAAAAATTTAGGTATTGGAATTGTAATATCTGGTAATGAAAAACTTATTTTTGAAAGCTTTATTAACATTTCGTCTTTAAAGTTTGCAAGTCTAGTTGTAAGCTCTTTAAAATTAAGTTTACTGAATAGACCTTTAATATTAGACCACAGATCATCTACAAGTGCTGTGATAGAGAATCCTCTAAATTTTTCTGCTAATCCAGTAAAGCCCAACTTCTCAAGTAGAAATGCTGGTAAACCAAATATTAAAACATCTAAACCTGCTGTGATTCCTTTTATAATACCTAAGACACCACCTTCAAGAGCACCTAATAATTTCTGAAATATTCCACCTTCGGCATCTACAAATCCAGTAAATGCACCCTTTATAAAATCAAATAGTGTAATTAATGGCGCAAGGAAAGTAAATCTTGCAAATACTCGAACTACTCTTAATAATGCTCCTATAGGTTTAAACACGGATGAAAGTAATGATCCTATTTTTGCAAAGAAAGACCCTACTGATCCTATAGCCTTTCCAATTTTAGCAATCTTTTCTGTTACTCCACTAAATAACATTCTAAACATATCGCCTAAAGTAGCAAAGAAAGTATTTGATTTTATAATATCGGCTGCTACATTAACACCTTTACTAACTAAACGAAATGCTGATCCTATTGAATCAGCAATTGCAGGAAATATTTTAAATATTTTAGTAAATCTTTCAGATAAAAAGAATGCTTTAAGATACTTATCAAAACCAGTAAGTTCTGCAACAAGCGCTAAACCTACACCAGTTATAATACCTGTGGCAATCTTTAAGAAACCACCTATTCCTAACATAATGCCACCACGACTTTGCTCTTGTATGTTTTGATTATTATCTGGTCTTATAGGTGCACCATCTCCATCACTGGCTTGTGGTATATTATCTAACTTTTGATTTTTTAAATAATCAAAGTAAGAGTCAAACTGATGATTTAAAAAATCTATACTCTTTAAAATTTCTCCTAATATTTTATTATTTTCTTTTTCATGATTCGTAGAAAATAGCCCGGTTAATAGACCGAATGCTTTACTTAAAGGCGCTGTAACTATATCTTTAAATATTTTACCTAATCCCGTAAAGATACCCATTACTGAATCTTTTACTGTTGAAATAAGTCTTGCTACTAATCTATATGGTGCAGTCACTGCTCTTGTAATAGTATTTGTTATATTACCAATTGCTCTTGTGAGAGGGTTATCTGTAAGTGCACCAATTAATAAACCTAAACCAGGTAATTTAATCCCTGCTCTTTGTATAGAATTTAATGATTGCGATATATCAGATATACCTTTTTCAAGTGTTATCTTAATATCACGATGACGTTTTGTTGCATCATCATTAGTTTCATTCAGCGTTTGTATCACTTTAGTTAATGTAGCCATAGGATCCTATCCTTGATTTTGGTTCTTTATTCTTTCGTTTTCTTTTTCAATATAATCAACTAGCATACCTATATAAATTTCTCTTTCCCATGGTAACATATTTTCAATTTCAGTCAAAGAATACTTGTGTTCTTGCATTAATAAAAAATTTGTTTTATAATAATTTACTAAATTATCATGAGAAAGAGCCACTAAAAAAAATCATCTATACCACTTAACACCATTGTATTTTCAGTTTCACAACCACCACAAACAAATTTTATTTCTTTTTCAACTCTTGGCATATTTTCAACATATTCTTTTACCTTAGTAAATTGTTCAGTATTTAAAGATTCAATAAAATCATTTACTTCAGCATCGGAAACATCTTTAAGCATAATATTTTCTTCTTCAGTTTCAATTGATTCCATACATTTACCAATAAGCATAAAGGTTTTTTCTGTTTCAGTTAATTTATCATCTTCAAATTTAAGTACATCATTAAAATTTGGATATTTCATAGATAGAGTGATGTTTTCTTCAAGCTCAATATCTTTTTCTACTATTCTATCCTGTTTTACTTCAATATCATCTAATCGTACTGCAACTTCATTGGTCTTTTCACATTGCTTACATTTTATACCGAGTTGACTTACTTCACCTACAGACTTTGATCTAATCATAATAAACATATATTCAATATCAAATAATGTAAGTTTACTAGAATCAAATTCATCTTGTACACATGAAGAAATAGTATCAACTACTGCATTTAATGAAGCGGCTTTATCTTGTGATTCAAGAGCCATCATCAATACTTTTTCTTCTTTTACCAAATAAGGTCTAAATTTTACATTTTGTTTAGACGAAGGTATAATTAATTCATACTTTGGTTTATCATTTAACTTTGGCAGCGCCATATTTTCATCCTCATTTCATTTAATTATTAGGGTTTTTATAAACACCTTTCCAGTTATTATAAGAGAGTTGTATATTTAATTCACTAGTACCACCTTGCTCATTACTAAATTCTATTGCATTTACAAGTGTCGGAAAAGCATCTATTAAAGTGCACTCATAAACTTCTTCGTTAGCATTATTTAACTGATATATTGTAACTTGTTTAGTATATCCAGATCCGGGCGTTGAACCATATTTGTACTCTAATTCGTATGTATTAAAATCTACAGATAAACCAGTCCAATAATCAAAATATCTTTTAGCATCATATGTATTTGTGAGCATAAATGTAATTGATATATCGTCAATTAAAAATCCATTGGCAACTTTTTCAGCTTTTGGAATACCTATGACTCTTTCATTTACGCTTATTGATCTACCAGGAAGATTAATGTTTCTACACATAAAATTTAGTTGACTTGACGTTATATCCGGCAAATCTGTAAATGTAGGTAATTGAACACGAAATAAATTATTTCTTGCTAAACCAGCTTTAAGTGAAGATTGAAATGCATTAATATCTAACATTAGATCATTTTCCTTGATGCTCTATATACTGCAGAACCACTGGATTTATTCCAAGATGCAGTTGGAAGAAATGCTGCTATCTCCCATTCCGGTGAATCAACCTTTGCATATCTACTTCTTACATTTGAATTTAAATAGTGCTTTACACACGGTTTAAAATATCTTAGATTAGAAGCACTCTTTAATTGTTGATATTTTATATTAAACTTTGTTGACTCATCAAACCGTTTATTATTTGTTGTATCCATAAGACCATCAAGTAATTTAGCCCTAAGTACAGGCGGTAAGTAATGTAAATTTAAACCAAGAAAACCTTTCTCTGCTGGTCCAATTGGTATTACTAATGGAAATCCATCATAATAGGGTAAAGTATCTTTATGTTTTGGATCATAGAAAAACATATACATATTGCCAATAACAGCTCTATTTTCAAGCGTCAGCTCTTCATCTCTCAATAGTTGATTTCTATTGATTCTACGCATTGCTCCGCCACGTAAAGCACTGATTCTTTTTCTAAACCAATCTCTCGATTCTTGTGTCCGAGGGTTAATACCTGCTCTAAACGCTTCGATCTCAAGATTCTGAAATATACTCGCCATTGTAGTATTTATAATGATTTTTTAATTTTTTTCATCTTCGGAAGACTCTTCATCTTAGACTGCTTTGGCATTATGCCCATACTTTGTAGTGTCTTTTCTGTCCAAATCTGAAACTCCCAGTTTCTATCATCAGCAAAGTTTTTAGCAGCTTTCCATTTATTCATGTTCTTAACATAAGTCATACCCTCATTAATGTATCTTTTAGTTTTTCTTCCTGGAAATTTTGGTGGAATTGTTTGACTATCTGGTTTAATTTCTACAATAATAGTCTTACCATCTTTAAATGTTATCTTTAGATCAACAAAGTAACGATGATATTTTTTATCAACTTCATAGAAATATGGCACTACAACTTCTTCAGAAGCCCAAGTTTTTATTGAAGGATTATTATCACACCATTTAAAACAGTGTCTTTCCCACATAGATCTGTAAATTACATTATCTGGATCACCACGATATTTTGATCTATGTTTTACTTTATATTTTCCTTGATATGTTTTCATAATACTTTCATTTTAATGATATAAATAAGAATAAGATAATTCTATTTATTAGGAATAATTTAGATGGTTAATAACGCTCGTGGAACATACATGTTCCCTATTGAAAATAGAGATAAGTATAAGGCATATATTAGATTTACGCCTATAATTAAAAATGGACCAACTTACCAAACTAGGGCTTCTGCATCAGAAACACAGTCTTCTAGTGATAATGTATCTAGTGCCAGAGAAGTTTCTATAGAAAAAGCCGCTAAATCAATAGTTGAAAACTCATTTTCGATTTTTAATAATTCAGGAATTACTGGAGCCACCGAACGAAGGGGTGATCAATCGGTTGCTTTATATATGCCTACACCAATTACAATTCAAGATACCGTGAACATCAGCCCGGCAAGCCTTGGTATTTTAGGTGAGGGTGCTTCGAGAGCAATGGATGCCGGCAGTGGTATTGCTGGAGCAGTAGCAGGTGCTATTGGTGAAGGAATGGGAAGTTTAATTGATACATTAAAAGGAAACTTAGCTGGGGCTGGTGCAGCTCTTGGTGCTAGTCGTTTAGCTGCGGGATTGCCGGGTGATGGTACTGATGCTGTTAGAGGATCCTTAAGAGTAACACCTAATCCTAATACTAGAATGATTTTTAGAGCAGTTAATATACGAGAGTTTTCTTTTGACTTTAAGATGGTTCCAACAAGTAAAAGAGAGCAAGAAGAGATTAAAAATATTGTTTCATTCTTTAGGACAAATCTTTATCCAGAGGTTATTAAACTAGAGGCCACTGGTGGTAATAGTATAGATGCTGGTTATAAGTTTCCTGATTTATTTGAAATAAAATTAATGTACGATGGAAAAGATTTAGCAAAAGATAATCCTAACTTAAGTTTTAAACATATGTATCTTAAATCCTTTACTGCATCATATAATTCTACTGGTGGTTTTTATAAAGATGGCAAATTTAATGAAGTTTCTATACAAGTATCATTTGCTGAAGAATTTACTTTAAATAAAGATGATGCTAAACTTGGAATAACTAGTAAAGCTAAAGCTAGAACAGAAGCGGTATTGGCTGATAGAGCCCGCGGAATTAATAGAGGATTTTAATTATGACTTTTTTTGCAGGATTTCCAGAAGTTATATACAAATATGGCAATGAGAAAGAATTTAATCTTGCTCAGAACCTTTCTACATATGTAGATATAATTGATAGATTTAAAGATAATTCTTCAATGTACACTTTCTATAGTTTATATGACGGAGAAAGACCAGATCAAATTTCTCAAAATCTATATGGTACTACAGACTATTATTGGACATTCTTTTTACTTAATGATAAACTAAAAACAAAAGGTTGGCCTTTATCGAACAAAAGCTTAGAACAATATGTTAAAAAGAAATATGACAACACTACTCTTACAACTAGAGATTATTTTTATGATAAATTTAAAGTAGGAGATTCTATTACTGGTCAAGAATCAACTGCAGTCGGAAAAATAATTTTAACAAATTCTAATCTAGGTACTATTACTGTAGAATCTACACCAACTTTTACGCCAACAGAGACTATACAATTAGTCGGAGACCCAAGTAAAACCATTACTCTGCATTCTTCAAGTGCAGAGTATAATGCAGCAAGATATTATAAATCTGGTAATGATATTGTTGATATAGATCCTACAGTAGGACCAGGTGCATCTTTAATTGAGGTAACAAATCTTGAATATTATAAAGAAGAAAATCAGGCAAATCAATCTATAAAAATTTTTAAACCTGAAGTTATATCAAGTGTTTTTGCTGCATATAAGAGTGCTCTTAGAGAGAATATCTAATGGCGGAAAAATCAAATCAAGAAATTAATGCAGAATTTCTTATTAGAAAAATTATAATAGAAAAGCAAAGTATTAATACGGAGTTTAATATAACCTCTGTTATTAATGAAGTTAATATATATGAACACGTTGATAAACCATATTTAACGGGCCAAATAGTATTTGCTGACACAAATAGAATTATAGAAACTTCAGAAATTAGCGGAACCGAATTAGTCACTATTGAAATATCCACAACATTAGATAATGTTGATACAATTATCTCAAAAAAGTTTATTATAACTGAAATAGTACAGAGTGTAAAATCAAACGATAATACTGAGTTGGTTGGTATTAGTTTAATAGAGGATATAGGCTACTATTCAAGATTACTGAGAGTACAAAAACCATATAATGGTGTACCAAGTTCAATTATCAATAATATTCTTGGAGAATATTTAGGCAGAAGTGTTGCTAATATTGGAAGTAGTGAACATACAGATGGTAATATGAAGGTACTAGTTCCAAATATGACACCAATTGATGCAGCTAATTGGATAAAAGATAGAACATCTTCGGCAACAGGTCTTCCATATTTTTTATTTTCTACAATATGTGATGATCAGCTAAGATTTTTGGACTTAGAAAAAATATTAAATCTAACACCACTTAATCAATTTACATATGATTATACCTTTTCACAAGCAATTGGTTCTGGATTTGAAGCTCAAGATCCTAGACAGTTTTACGCTATAAGAGATTTTAAATACACTAATATTGAAGATCAGTTAATGATGGCAAGAAAAGGATTTACTGGATCTACTTATAATTTTATAGATACAATAAAAAACAAATCTTATACATCAAGAATTAATGCACAAGAAACCTTTGGTAGTATTCCATATCCACCTAGACAAAATCTTCCAATCTATGATGGTACAACATCATTTCCTGGTGGATCCATGCATAATTATGATACAAGTGAAATTAGTCAGTTAGCACCATCAAAGACTTTTGAAGACGGCTCTTTTAATTATTATGAGGCTTCTGGAACAGCATCACATATGTTTAAAGCAAAATCAAAATCTCTTAGACATTTCTTACATAAATCTTCAATAGACATATCAGTTCCCGGTAAAAACTTTTTACATAGGGGCATAAATAAGTCCGTGGGCAATTTAATTAATATATCATTTAATTCTAATATATCAGATACTTCAAATTCTAGCCCAGATAACAATTTGGATAAGAAAAAAAGTGGAGCATATATGATATATGCTACTAGACACGTATTTCAAGAAAATGTTTATAATGCTGTTATTTCTTGTGCTAAGTTAGGGTATAAGCCCCGGTCGGCTGGAGGTATTACGTGAGAAATAATAACTTAAAAACATTACAAGAAGATTATTATGGCGATCATTTTAGATGGTTTGTTGGTATAGTTGTAAATAACAAAGATCCTCTTAAGATGGGTAGAGTGAAAGTACGAATAAGAGGAATTCATTCTCCTGATGTTTCACAAACACCCACAAACGATTTACCTTGGGCTCAAGTTGTAGTACCTTCAACTGAAGGCGGCATTTCTGGAATAGGAAAAATGCCTCAACTTCAACAAGGCTCGCAGGTGGTAGGTTTCTTTATAGATGGTATTAGTTCTCAGTTGCCTATAGTTATGGGATCTCTTCATCATTTTGAAAGAAAGAAAAATGCGACAAATAATGGAAACAGTAAAGAAGATGTTCCTTTAGATGGAGAAGAATCTACTAATGTTCAAGACGGCGAAAGCACTGATGGTCGTAAAATAGATTCTCAAGATTTGCCCGGTAGTTCAAATGGTGAAAAACTATTTAATTATTTAAAGAAACAA